AGCCCACGCACTTCATTGGTCAGTTCGGAAACGTTGCCGTCTGCATCCGTAACCCAATTGTCAAGGCCCTCAATGGTCAAGGCCAGTTCGGACATCACCTCGTCACCCTGCTGGATTTGCCCACGGATGCCTTCCACGTTAATCAGCATTTCAGACCGTACACTAACAACCTGCCCGGTCACCGTGTCAATATCCTGCTGGTGAGCAGATAGCTTGACAAGCGGCACAACGCCATTCAAATCAATGTCAGCACCCGTGGAATTGCCGTTCATCAGGTTAATTGCACCCGTGGTAAGCTGCAATTGTGCCTTTGCATCATCTTCAAAGATGTCTGCCCAGGTGTTCCATTCCTTGATTTCATCTTCAATGGTTTTAGGGCTACCGCCGCCACCGCCGCCCAGCTTCTTTTTTGCCAGCACGGCATTGTCGGTCAAGGTTTCGGCTTGTTTGCTGAAGGTGTATTCTGTGTTTTCAGGGTTCAGAAGATCAACTTGCATTTGGTAACAGATAATGGTTCTGTCCAAACCATGAGGATTTGACACAATACGCACCATATCACCAATGCCAATGCGCTGCGCACCGTTTACAAAGTGCATGTCCACGGCCTTGATAGTCAACGTGGTTTCTTCCGTAATGCCTGTTGCCAAGTATTCGTTCGCCACCGTCAGCAGTTCGGCAGCATCTTCAATATAGCCCCATGTTTTCGTTTTCCAGATGCGGCCATACTTTGCAACAGCGTTGGTATCTTCGATGTATTCCAGCCCATTGTTTACGCTGGCAACGGTCAAGGGATTATTTTCCTTGTCATTCGCCCCCAGCGGCAGCAGCACCGTGAACACTTCGTTGGCACTGATATTCCGTGTCAAGTCAAGCAAATTCACGCCAAATTCAATTGGCTGGGTGTTGATGTCCGTTTCTGAAAGGTAATCCAGATACCGTTTGCCGCCCTCACGCCGGATGCGGAAATACCCACCATAAGCGCCCAGCATCCGGGTGTTCAACACATTCAGGGTGTCCGTGTAATAGCCCATATCCACCTGGGCTTTGCGGTCTGCCCGGAAGGCCGTGATTGTGCCAAGGTAAAACCGTTTTTCTTCATCCACTGCGCTGTTATGGTTGTCAAGGATTTGCTGAAGCAATTCCATTGCCGTGCCGTCAAATTCGCCTGGCGGCTGCAAGCTGTCCAGGAAGTAACACAGTTCGCCTTCGCAATACACCGTTTTCTGATTGTAGATATCCACTTCATCATTCATCACACGGCCACGGAAGATTTCTTCACCGTCCTGCTCCACTACCACCACGCTTTTCAGCTTTTCAATGTTGTCATACAGCACATGCCCAGGCGGCATGACAAAAGAAAATGAGCCGGATTTGTTGACTTCCAGGCTCAAGGATGGGTTCAATATGATATTCTGTTCTGTGGCTTCCTGGGCTGTACTGTATAGCAGATTTCCGTCAATATATGCGTTATACATTACAGCCGCCTCCCACTGCCGTACAGTTCATATTTGTAGGGTTCAACCGTGGCCGTGATTTCAAAGGTCATAGCCCCTTTATCACTTGACGGATCACCCACACGCACACGGCCCAGCCAGTAATAATCCGGGTCATTGTCCAGCACAATTTGCATCCGTTTTCCGTGAATAGCGTTCATGACATCGGAATAGATTTCCGGCCACCGGGAACGGCTTGCCATTGTCAGAAACTCGCACTTGATTTCACGGGGGCTGTAATGCACCTTGCCCGTCAATGCTTCCGTCAGGTCAAGCACAAGGTCTGTTCCCGGCACTTCCACCAGCTTTTCCTTGGGTTTCGGCTGGGTGATAACGGGCTGGCTTTTCAGTATCAGCCCCCATGCATTGTAACTGTGGTATGTGTCAAATGTTACGCCTTGCATTCTTTATCCCCTCGCTTTCTGGGCAACGATTCTGCCAAGATGCCTGTCCATCTTGCCGCCAATCTGACCAACAAGCACACCGCTATCCAATACGATTGCCTGTCCGTTGCCCTGATTTGCCACCATTTGCTGCATAAGCGAAACAAGATTGCCCATCATGCTTTCCAGACGGGAAGTATCACCCATGCCATTTCGCCACTGGCTGGCTTCCTGCCGTGTCAGTACCGCTTCGCCCTGGTGCAGCCGTGCAATGAAATTATCCCTTGGCACAAAGTCAAGCCCGGTTGCGAAGCTTCCGTCCTCTTCAGGAAGAACACCTGGGCTTACATAGTGGGCATAAGCTGTAACATCAGTAGTCAATGCCATTAGGTCAAGTTGTGTTTGCAAGTTGCTTGCCACTTGCGGTTCAAACCAGGCATCTTCAACGCCAACCTCATAATCACCACTTGCCAATGCTTCTGCCACTTCTGCCTGGAAGGCAAGCAAAGTATCACCGTCAATGCCAACATTCTTCAATGCTGCAATTTCATCTGCGGCATCATACCCAAGGTCTTTTGTTGCAATATAATCCAAAGCAGCTTCTTTCTGTGCATCAGTCCAATGCGCATAACGCCCAGCCAACCTTTGCGGCGCTGTCATATGATCTGCCAATTTATCTTCAGACAGATATTTTGCACCGCCTTCATTGATTGTTGCAAACATCCAGCCGAAGCCCATGGCTTCCAACAACGCCCGTCCGGCTTCGTCAATAGTGGCTATGGCCGCCGTGATAATGGAAGGCAGGTTTGAAATAATCCCAACCACCAGTGCCTTGCCGATTTCAACAATGAGCGGTGTTAATGCGGCCACCAATTCGGGTGCATGGCTTGCCAATGCGCTGAATAGCTTAATAAGCCCTTGCACAAATGCCGGGGCTTTCTCTGCCAGTTTGTCGATAATGCCGACAAAACCGCCAACAAGGTTATCCATTGCGGCATCGAGATCAATGCCGCCATCAGGGTCAATAATCCATTTGATGATGTCCACAAAGCCACCAACCGATTGTGTGATGGACGGCAAAAAGTCTTTTGTGAACCCATCTTTAATTTTCGGGTACTGAACAAGCAGATAGTCAAACAACCCTTGTATGCTGGGCATAACACTTTCGCCAATCACCCTGCCGAATGTGCCATAGGCTTTTTTTGTGTCATCCATTGTATCACCCAGGAGAACGGCAGCATCAACGGCTTCGTCTGACATAATCAAGCCCAGTTCATGTGACCGTTCCTTCAGCCCTACAATTTCTTCAGCAGTGCCATTGATTACGGGCATCAAGTCCTGGCCGCTTCTGCCAAACAAGACATTTGCAATTCTTGCTTTCTCTGTGCCATCCTCCATTGATGTCAAGGCAAGAATGGTTTCTAAAAACACTTCATCAATGCTGCGCAGACTGCCATCGGCATTACGGACGGACACACCCAACTGCTTGAACATTTTTGCCGATTCAGAATTAGGATCAGCAGAAGCATCCATCTGCGTAATCAGGGTTTTCATACCGATTTCCATGTTCCCGATTTCAGCACCGCACTGGCCAAGAATGTACGCCCATTCCTGGTACGATTGTCTGGACAACCCCATGCGCTGTGAAGCTTTGTCGATCTCGTCACCCGACTGCACTGTGCTGTTTACGATGTCTTTAATGCCTTTTACGGCCGCTGCCGCCGCACCTGCAACCGCAGCAGTAATCGCAACCCCCCATGTGGCCGCTTTCTTCATTCCGTCAGTGAATTTGCCGTGCATGTCATTGACTTTTCCTGAAGTATCGTCAATTTTTGTGTTTGCATCACTGTTATTTACCGTGATCGTGCCAAGCAATTCAAACAGTTTTGTTGCCAGTGTAATCATCCCCTTTCACTTGGCTTTACAAATATTTCCCATTTTGTACATTGCCACAAATGGAAAAGCACCCTATACTGGGTGCAAAAAGGAGGATGTGACAATGAAAATCCGTTTACTTTCTTTGGTGCTTGCGGTTTTGTTGGTTTTCCCTGGTGCTGCTTTTGCTGAAAACACAGACGAATGGACAAACATTTTTGCCGATTATTCCATTGATACGCTTTATGCCTTGCGTGTTATCCTTGATACAGAAATTGCATCAAGGGAAAACAAGGATAAAGAAGTTACTGTCCCGGTTGGTCAGTATATAGTCGGCATTGACATTCCAGAAGGCATCTACACAATAACAAGTACAGCAACTGATTATGGTATTTCTGCCGTTCATGTGTTCAATCAAAAAAGGGACATAGTTCTGTGGGAAACAATTTCCGAAGGCGAACAAATAGGCAAGATTGAATTGCTGTACGGCTATCAAATTGAAATTTCTTCTGTGCCAGTGATATTTACTACATACAAGGGTTTGGGGTTTTAACGAAAAAGGGACGGTGTGAACCGTCCCTTTCTTTTATCGTACATTTCCCCTCTGTGTATGCTGCCATCTGTCTGATAATCCTGCATCAATGGCCGGGGTCAATTCACCCACCAATGCCCCACTGTCCAGCCGTACAGCACTGGGCATGTGCTGTTCCAGGAAGCGGATCAGTGCCGCCCCTTGTTCCTTCACAGCCTGTTCAATGCCGCCGTTTTGTGATGCAACAGCATCCCGGATGTAATCTTGCAATACAGCAATCGGTGCAATGGCTTCCGCTCCGGCTTCACCGCCGCCCATCAGCGTATTCCCCACAGCACCAAAGATTGTAGGCTTTGTCAGCACAGCCCCTTCAGCATTCCACTTGATGTCAAAGGAAGGCAGTGAACCTTTGCCGCCAATACCAAACGGTGCTTTGCCGCCGTTGACCGAAATCTTCGGTATTTTCAGCTTCGGCAGTGACCAGGAGAAATTGAAAAGCCCTTTGATTTTGCCGATGGCCTTGCTGACTGCATCTCTGGCCGAATTTAGCTTGTCTGTGATGGTCTTTTGTATCTTGCCGAACACATCCTGCACCGTTTTCAAAGCACTCTTAAAATCGCTGAATTTGCCCTTTATGTACGACATGGCAGAAGCGCCAACAGACTTGATTTTGTCCCACATTTTAATCCAGAAATTACGGAAGCCCTCATTGTTTTTCCAAAGCGTTACAAAAGCCGCCACAAGGCCGATTACAAGCGAAACAATCAAGCCGATAATGTTAGCCCTCATAGCTGCATTGAGCAACAGAACAGCCGTCCGAACGCCTGTAATAGCCGTTTTCGCCGCACTCATAATGCTGCCCCATTTCAGGATCAGCACAAAGGATGCCACTGCTGCCGTTGTGCCGACAATAGCCGCTTTCCAAATGTCAACGGTTTTCTTGTTGTCCTGCAACCACTTCTTTGCATCCTTTATCTTCTGGATAAAAGATTCCAGCTTTGGCACAGCCGCCGCCACCATATCAGCCACCGTGTTTTTGATAGCCGTCAGGATGGGTTCACCAACACGCCCCAGTTCTGCAAAAGCATCTGTCAAGCGTTCCTGTGCTTTCCTGGCTTCCAGTACATCCGCATTTGTTTTCTGATACTGTTCAGATGCTTTGGCATATGTACCATTCAGAGTATTCATAATCAGGTCTTGCCGTTGCTGTTCAGTGGTGCAAGCATCCAGTTTCTTTTGAAATTCTTCTTCACTGATGCCAGCCCAGTTCAATGCATCTGTCAAGCCGCCTGTGAGAATGCCTGTTTTCGCTGTTTCGTTGGCAGCTTCCGTCAGCCCTTCAATGGGCAAGGATGCACCAAACGTGGCATATACACCTGTGCAAATATCCGTCCAGGTTTGCAAATCCTTTTCGTTGTCCGTCAGCTTTGCAAGATGCTGGGACGCTTCCACAGCCTGTTCACTGTCACCCAGTACGGCATTCAGTTCTGAATATGTTTGCTTTGCCGTTTCAGATGAATGCCCGTTTGTTACAAAAGCCGTGTCCAGCTTCGCCATTTCAGCCCTGTATTCACGGCTGCTTTCAATGGCGGCAATCCATGCACCACCAAGGGCAACACCAGCGGTCAGAACCGCCTTGCCGATACCAAGCGCAACAGAACCTATTTTCCCAAATGCATCTTGTACCTTTGTGCTTGCATCGTCTGCATTCCGGCTTGTTTCATCCAGCGCACGGTTTGCTTCCGTATTGTCAACCGCTATTGTCCCCAGCAGTTTGAATAGTTCCATCTTCCTGCGCACCTCCACCCACGGAAAACCCTTCAAGCATCTGGAAGGATGTGTTGAAGGTTTCCTGCAAGTCAAATTGTGTCGGTGCTGCGGTATGTGTGTTTACTCTTGCTCTTTCCTTAAATTCTGCATAGCTTGTTTTGTCGAACACCTTATGAAGCCAGGCATCCCACAGGATTTTTTCTTCCTGT